GATTAAGAAGATTTTGATTGTGGCGCCGTTGTCGACGCTGAAGCCAGTGTGGGGTCGCGAGATCATGCACAACCTGCCGCACCTATACTTCAAGATCATTACGGGCACCAAGCAGCGGCGGCTACAGTTGTTGGATACTGATGGGCTACAAGTAGCGATTATTAACCACGATGGCTTTACGTCAGTGAAGGACCACCTTGATGGGTTCGACTTGGTTGTGTACGACGAAGCTACTGCGCTGAAGTCGCCGCAGTCCAGACGGTTTAAGACTTTCTTAAATTACACGCAGGAGCATAACCCGTGGGTGTGGATGCTGACCGGTACGCCGATTGCGCAGAATCCTACGGATGCGTGGGCGTTGGCTAAGTTAGTTGGGTCCAAGATCCTGCCGCGTAGCTACACTGCGTTCCGTGACTTGGTGATGCAGCGCGTGACGACATTCAAGTGGACGCCACGGCCCGAGGCGCTGGACGTTTGTAAGAAAGTTCTACAGCCGTCGATCCGGTTTAGCTTGGCCGAGTGTAAAGACTTGCCGCCAACTACGTTTGTGTACAGGCAGTGCGACCTCACCAAGGAGCAGCTAGAGGCGTACAACGAGATGAAGAAAGAAGCGATGGTATCCGGTGCCAACATTACCGCAGCCAACGCAGCCGTCTTGTTCCAGAAGCTACTACAGATTTCGTGTGGTGTAGCGTATGACGCCGATGGCAACAACGTGGAGTTCGACGACCAAGACCGTATCGACACGATGATGGAGATCATCGAAGAGATCGGGGACAAAGTAATTATCTACGTGCCGCTACGTGGGGTGCAGGATCGGCTATACCAGCTGTTCCAAGATAAGAAGCTGGACGTGGCGATGGTCCACGGTGGCGTGGGCAAAGCTGAGCGAGATGAGATATTTAGGAAATTCCAAGATACTGATGAAATACAAATCTTGCTTGCGCACCCAAAAGTTGCTTCACATGGGTTGACACTGACAAGAGCTAAGAACATAATCTGGTACGCGCCTATTTATTCATTGGAAAGTTATGAGCAAGCGAATGCGCGTATTAGAAGACTGAATACTGAAGGTAAGACCGTTGTGTACCATGTGTACGCCACCGGTTTCGAGCGAGAGCTTTACCGACGGTTGGAGCTGAAGCAGCGAGTCCTAACCGACTTCCTTGCTTTGGTTCAAGGTGTAAATGAGTGACAAACAGTAACTAGACGGGAGTTATAAGATGGATTACCAAACTGCTATCAAGCAGCATATGGCTTTGCGTTCCCAAATCGAGGCCGTTAACCAGCGTGCCAAAGAAGAAGTCGCTGAGCTGAAGAAGAAACAAATGATGTTGGAGCAGTGGATTACCGAACGTGCTAAGCAGGATGGGCTTGAGAATATCAAGACCCAGAATGGTACTGCGTATTGGTCAACCCACTACACATGCTCCGTCGCGGAACCTGATTCGTTCTTTGAATTTGTGAAGAGCGAAGAGGCTTGGGATCTGCTCGAAAAGCGCGCCAGCAAATCAGCTATCAAAGCGTATATTGACGAGCAAGGTGAGACACCTCCGGGTGTTAATTTCGGCAGCTACAAAGCGTTCAACGTGCGTGCTGCTAACTAACTGAAGGAAAGTAACCATGAGTGACTTAGTTCAAATTGATGTTCCAGCGCACATTGCGCAGCGTATTGCAGAACGTAAGACTGACTCTAGTAAGAAGTCTGCAACCATGGCCGCTATCGTTTCTGGCGAAGGCGGTTTCCCATTCCCGCGTATCTCCACACGTGCAAGCCGCTATCGTTTGATTGAGGACGGTGTAGAGACTACGGTAGGAATTAACTTGGATGCCGTAATCGTTGGCGCCAATCCGGGTGTATCTAAGGTTTTCTATTCGCGTACTTATGACCCGAATGCTACCGACCTGCGCCCAGATTGCTTCAGCAACGATGGTGTTCGCCCTGACCCGAGCGTTGAGTCGCCAGTAAATGCAAACTGCGCGACTTGCCCAAATAACGTTCTGGGCAGCAAGCTGACCAACTCCGGCGCCAAGAGCAAGCTGTGCTCTGACCAACGTCATTTGGCTGTTATTCCCGCCGCTGATACCAGCGGTAAGATTTACTCGCTGACCGTACCTGTCTCTGGCATGCGTGCGCTACGTGAGTATTTCAAAGAGCTTAATAACTATGGCCTCATCCCTGAGGAAGTAGTGACTGAGCTTGGTTTTGATGACAAGGCCGACTACCCGAAGATCACATTCAAGCGTAAGGGATTCGTGCCAGCTAAGGCTGTGCCGAAGATCGAAGAGCTGAGTGCTTCGGATATGGTGAAGGCTGCTGTTCGTATGATTCCGCTGTCTGCGGTTAGCGACCAGTTACCCAAACCTACTGCTGAGCAACCGGCAGTTGAGAAACCTAAACTAGAAGCTGTTAAGCCAGCTGTCGAAGAGGGCTATGAAGAGGAAGAGACTGCTGCTACCGTGGAAACGGCGGCAGCCAAATCTGACTTGGAAAAGGCTCTTGACGATATGTTCGCCTAAATCTAGTCTAGGAAGTTCGTGCGGCTTCGTGGTCTGATCCCCACGAAACAAGGGGAGGGGGAGTGTCCACTCCCTCCCCCGCCGCTATTTTTATTGGACACGCTGACGTATTGAGGATGTATGGACACACTACAATTCTTATCTAAAGTCCTACCAAGTAAAGGTTGCTACGTTCTATCTCCAAGTCCGAACAAGAACCTCCTTTGGAATGAGGCTTATCCAACAATAGAAAGTGCTGTTGAAGCTATAGAAAGAATAGACAAAACAAACACCACCGTATTTTTCGCTGTAGGTACGTTTGAAGACAATGTAGTCACGAACGAAACTACAGGCAAAACTAAAGTATTCCGAACGCAGGAAAAAGCAGCGTGGTTCAAAACGCTGGCCTGCGATCTCGACGTGGGCGAGGGGCACAAGTATGCGGATGCCCGCGAAGCGGTTAAGGCTCTGCTAGAAATCTGCGAGAAGATCCCGCTCCCTAGACCGATGATAGTAAGTTCTGGCCGTGGCGCTCATTGCTATTGGCCGTTGGAGCAAGAAATCAAAGCAGATCATTGGGAGCATCTATCTAAGCTGTTGCGTGCTGCGCTACACAAACACGGCATGGATTTGGATTGGTCTAAGATTCACGACAAGTCCATGATCCTGCGCCCCGTAGGCTCTCACCATAAGAAAGACCTTGGCAACTGGAAAGAAGTAAAGGTGCTCTCCGATACTCCTAAGCTGGATGTAATTGCATTCGCAGCAGTGCTGAAAGAGTACGAGAGCGATATTCCAGATTCTGCACGCGTCTCTAAAAAGAAATCTAAGAAGCGTTCCAATATCGACATGGATGCGGTGATGGAGTCGAATCTCGACCCGATTGACTTGGATTCAGTAGCGCAAAAGTGCAACCAGATTAAGGCACTGGTCCAGTCAGGCGGCGTAACCGACGCGGACGGCAAGGAAGTCAAAGAGCCAATGTGGTATGCCTCCGTTGGTTTCGCTGCGTATTGCAAAGATCCCGAGGATGCTGTTACTAAGCTGTGTGGAAGCCACAAGCAGTTCGATTTAGCCGCAAACGTCGACAAGATGGACCAGTGGAGAAACAACGCTGGTGGAGCAACCAAGTGCGCTAAGTTTAAGGGCATCGCCCCGAACGCCTGCGAAGGTTGCTCAATGGACGGCAAGGACAAATCTCCGGCGAGTTTCTCGGCGGGTGCTGCGGAAGTTACTCTGGTCAATCCAGAGACCCGAGAAGAAGTGCGGTTCAACCTGCCGCCACGCTACGCCACCAAGAACGGCATTATTGTTTACACGCCGCCGGGTTCTGATGAAGAGATGTTCGTCAGTCCGTATATGATTTATGTGCTAGACAGATTTACGGACGCGCAAGAGCACCGGCAGGTGGCGAAGATGCTGGTTAAGTTCCCGCTGGAAGGTGAGCGTGTTGTAGACATGGATACCGCAGCCATCGCCGCTGGTGGTAACGACTTCGTAAAGGCGCTGGCCTTACGACAAATCTACATTTCTGGAGACCCAAGACCGCTGAGGACGTACCTAATGAATTACTTGCAAGAGCTACAGAAGAGCAAGCCCATCGAGATGTACTACCGCCACTTCGGCTGGCAGAGCGATACGGTGTTCCTTGGTAGCCAAGGTGTCATGGGCAATGTGGACAAAACTGCGCTGGTACACTTCGACGGTCCGATTAAGGACTACACCGAAACCGTTGCAGCACGCGGCGACATCGACGGGTGGACCAAGCTGACCAAGTTGTTTGCGCAGCCAGAAGCGATGTACCACGGTCTCGTGTTCCTGATGATGGCCGGTGCCCCGCTGATGCGGGGGTCGGGCTTGGCGTCTACGCTGGTCAATTCGTACAGTAAAGAGTCCGGCTCCGGTAAGACCATCACCGCCCGTTTGGGCCTGAGTATCTGGGGCCAGCCCTCCAAGCTGATGCGTACCGTAAATGACACGGACAACGCCCTGTATAAGCACTTCGGGATCATGCACAGTCTGGGCGCTTATATTGACGAAATTACCACCATGGACCCTGAGCGCCTGCGTGCGTTCGCGTTTACCTTGCAGGAAGGCCGTGAGCGTGACCGTGTGAAGCAGTCCGCCGATGGGTTCCGTGAGAAGGTTACGTGGCAGATGCCGCTGTTTTCATCCAGTAACCGTGACGCCTATGACGTTGTTGGCATGCGCTACTCATCTGAAGCTGAGAAATTGCGTATCTTGCAGTTCACCTTCA